AAAAAGAATAATGCAACTACTGCTGCTGAAATGGGCGATGAATCATATGATGCTCAGGATATGACTAAATGGCACAAATACGATGTTATTGCTAACAGATACAATCGTTTAGTGCTTTATCGTGGAGATTTGTTTCATAGTAGTTTAGACTATTTTGGTAGTACATCACAAGACGGACGCTTGTTCCAATTATTTTTCTTTGACACGGCTTATTAATATGAGAACAAATACCATTGTTATTGATAATTTTTATAGTAATCCAGATGGAGTCAGATCCTTTGCATTAAGCCAGGAATTTGCTCACAGGGAAAACTACCCAGGACTCAGAACTAAATCTTTTTTAAATCAAGGTACAAAAGACTGTGTAGCATCTGTACTTAGAAATGCAGGCGGAAATGTATTAGAATGGAACGAACAAGACGGGTTGACTGGAAGTTTTGAACTGGCTATGTCTCGCGATCGTAGTTGGATTCACACAGATCATTATAATACTTGGGCAGGTGTTTGTTATTTGACACCTGATGCTCCTTTAACGGGCGGCACAGGATTTTTTAAATATAAAAAAACAGATTCTTTTCTTGCGTCGGAATTAGAAACGTACGAGTCTCAAGATTATACTAAGTGGGAACTATGTGATGTTGTCGCTAACAGATACAATAGATTAGTACTATATCGCAGCGATCAGTTTCATACAAGTTTAGATTATTTCGGTAATACAATGGAAACAGGTAGGTTGTTTCAATTATTTTTTATAACAACAGAATTTTAAAGGTCGTATATGATTCACCGGCACAGTAATTTTTTAGATCAGGACGTATTAGAAGCATTAAGAAAAAAGTACGAAACTAGTCGAGGTCAAGCAGTTTTTGAAGTAAATCATATGGGCCGATGGGGTAAAGGTCTTGAAGCAGGTTCTTATGCACCTGTGCTAATTTTACCTATTCCAGAATATAGAGATTATCTAATAGAAAAATATCAAGCCTTAGATCCTAAATTTAAAGATTACCCCAACTTGACATGTTTTATGCATGTGTGGCTTCCAGGAAGCCAAATAACGTTTCATCACGATGCAAGTGATGATAATCCAAGACTCAGTAGTACTATATACCTCAATGAATCATGGAATTGGAATTGGGGCGGATTATTTTTGTACGATCATCCAGAAATGGGACAGGGATGGATATTCCCTCACGGAAATACTATGATGTGGTTTCAGCCTCCCATCTATCATGCCACTAGTATGATTAGTTCTAATGCTGAATATCCGAGATTAAGTATACAATTATTCTTTAACAAATACTAATATGAACTTAGACCATTGGTTCCCGTCAGTGATCGGCCGAGAAGAACACATGGAGTGGGTTGACCCTATGATTGCTGCCATGGACAGGCAATTCCAAAAAGGCGTCAACGAAAACTTTTACTTTAACGGTCAGACTACCTACGGCACTAATAACTTAATGGAAGAGCCAGACTTTGTACAATTTGGCAAATTTATCAAGCAGCGAGCCTGCGAATTCCTAGAATTGCAAGGATATGATAGTAGTAGAGTGCCATGGCGACCATATCTGTTTGCAAACAGTTTTCTAAAAGGCAGCAGTCATCCCAAGCATTTACATAGTCAATGTTCTGTGAGTGGTATCTTTTATCTTAAAACTCCGCCCGGCAGTAGTAATATTACTTTTTACCCCAATCAACATTTTAAAGACTTTTTTGATTATATGTTTATGATCAAAGATCCCAATAATTGGTACAGCCTTCCTAAAACAGAATATACACCTTATCCAGGATTACTATTACTGTGGCCGTCTTGGTTGTATCACGAAGTTATGCCAAACGATAGTCAAACACCTAGAACCAGCTTGGTGTTTAATCTTTGATTTTCTCGTGAGTTTGAATTTTATTTCTAATTTTTTCAAACTTAAGAGTTCTTAGTACTCCAGGGTGCAATGGACTGGGGCTGTGTTCTATAGGCACCCAGCAATAACCTATGTGTTCATGATTAAGTGATGGTATAAATTCTTCTTCTACTTTAATTAAAAAAGTATGATATACAAATTTATTATTGTTGCTGGTATACTTTTCAATAGGTAAGATTTTAGCACCTTGTATCTCACCGCCTAATTCTTCTTTAATCTCTCTTAATAATCCTTGTTCTATGGTTTCTCCTGGCTCAATTTTACCACCAGCCAAGCCCCATGTCTCTGGAAATTTTCCTGAACTTCTTAATAAGAACAGATACCTATTAGTTGACGAACAAACTATTATTGCTCCGCATCCTTGATTTAGATGGTTATTTGCCATTTTCCTGCAGAATAAAATCCCTCATAACTTTTTGACCAATTGCTGCCATTCCATCGATATTGAATATTAGTGGTTAAATTTGTAACATATTGGGTCTGTGTTTCGTATCGGTGATCAAATTCAACTGCCCAATGACTACCGTTAAATTCTATTATATCATTAGCATACGCTTCTAGTGGGGTGTTGTCTATACCTAACCAATTATATAAAGGTTGAGCACCTTCGCTGGTAACATAATCATTTACCAATAAGTATCTTGTACCTGTAGCTAAATCTTGAAGATCTTTATTAGGTCTGCTGGCCAACGGATCTATAATTGCATTTACTGGGGATAATGTATTGACAGGGATAGTATCAATATCCGGAGTCCATAGTAAAGAAGTGTCGTCAGATGGGTTATAAGCTACAGTACCTACAATATTGTTTCCGTCTTCGAGCTCAAACGTAATAGTGCTGGTACCATTGGTAAGATTTCCATATACATTTATTAAATCTCTCCAAGGTTCACTCGATCCTGATTTCTGAGTAACTGGTGTAAATGCAATTCGATCTCCAGTGTTTCCTACAACTGTATTACTAGTAAAAATTCGATCTCCGCTGACAGATAAAACCACACAATTTGTTACAGGACTAATGGTAGTAACAGCATTGGATTGAATAGAAACAGAACTAACTATCATTTTTTCTTCAACACCGTCAGAGTCTGATACATACACTGATGTGCCATTTACGTTGCCCGTTAGTTCTTTTATTATTTGCTGCCCGAAATTGTCCTGAACGTGTTGATTGTATTTTACTAGTCTTATCTCATTGCCTAATAGGATTGTGCCATACTGTAACGGAGTAAAGGTCTGCCTACTCATTAAATTTGATTCGTTATAAATTGCTTCATCGATATTTCCGTTAGCGTCGAAAATACTAGCAATAATTTTTTGTACAACTCCTAATTTTTTGACTAAAGCAGGAGCACTAATAAAAATTGGTAATTCAAAAGTTAATGTCGCAACATCGATTGAAATATCAGTCCCAACTGGAACTGTTCTTGAGCTCCATTGTACACTGGTCAGCAAAACATAACTTAAACTAGTCCAGTCTATATAATTATCAGTACTCTGTATTTCTAATGCAGGGTTGAACAAAATAGTCAGCTGTTCTAATAGTTGCAATTTTTGTTCGGTATTACTGGTCCAAATATCTAATTTAAGAGTTAACAGATATGGAACTGGCATAAGTCTTTCGACTGTGAGAACGTCTCCTTGGGTAGTAGAATATTCTCCTGTGTTAGCATCATAATATCTTTCTCGTAAATTTAATTTTCCTACATACGTTGGATTTTGAACTCTGGATCTATCGTAAGTTAAATTATCAACATAAACAGCCATGGCAGGAACGGCATGAAGTATGTTTTCGCTATTTTGTTGTATAATGCTGGCCACTTGTCTGCTGCTATCACCATATACTACCGGAACTCGTTGATATGCAATTATACCTTGTCGATCCTTGCCAAATTCGACTTGAAAATTAGACACCATACGAATGAACTGAATTATATATCTTCGTATCTGTTGATCATAAAAAAATTGTTGTAGGGCCATTAATTGTCTGCCTTGGGTGTTAATGCTTTACTAAGCGACTGTCTAGTAGGCAATGTCTGCCCTTCTTTAGTTGTAAATGTGCTTGTATTATTTACAAATATACTACGTTGTGTTTGATTATTGGGTCCTGGCGTCAGACTTGTTCTTACACTGTCTTCAATTTTAACCCATCTGGTACCATTGTATCTAAACAATCTATTAGGTACGTAATCTGTACGTAAAGCATAGTCCCCGATTGTGGGACTGTTTGGAAAAGAGGTACCAACAGTAACAGGCCAGCCGTTAGGGGTGCTACCATCGCCTCCCAAATATGCAGGTATGTCTGTGTCCGGA